ATGAAACACAAATTAACCATTGGCGTTTCTAACAAGTCTCCTAAGAGCAGAGTAGTTACCTACAAAAAAGTATCACCAGATGCAAAGGTAAAAGACGTAATTGGTGATGCAAATAAGGTAGCAATCATCGTTCCTGGGGATTCCGTTAAAAGCGTCACAATCGAAGAAACCAAGGAGGGCCAATATGGAAAGTAAAGAAGAAAGACTTCTAAGAGCCATCTTTGGAAACGAGTCACAAGCAAAGGCTATCAAGTTTTCTATGAATCTAGATGATCTAACAGTCGACGTAAGTATCAGAAGAAACAAGAAAAACGAAAGTCAAACTTGTGAATGTTCTAAAGAATGTAAGTGTGGAGGTAAAAGACAATGAAACCTCAAAATCATTCTAGGATATTTAGTCCGAGTAAAAGTATGTTGTGGCTAGAATGCCATCAATCAGTTTTATTTAATGATGGGAATAATAGTGAAACTAATGAGCAGGCTGAATTTGGTACAGAAACACATGAATTAGCAGCTGCCACAATTAATAATTCATTAAATGTCGAAGATTTCGATGGTAATTCAAAAAAGCCATGTGAAGTAATACCAAATCTCAAACGCTATAACGAAGAGATGCAGGAAATAGTAAATAAATATGCAGATTTCGTTATTAAAACTTATCAATATGAACTTCATAACAGTTCTTTAAAACCACTGATTCTTATCGAGCAACAATTAGATCTTGGCTTTGATGATAACTCAATCGGAACATTAGATTTGGGAATCATATCAAATAGAGATGGTGGGACACTTACTATTGTCGATTTGAAGACAGGTAGGAATCCTGTGATGAGTTTCGATAAAGAATTAAATCGACCAAATTCACAATTATCAATCTATGCATTAGCTACTTACAAATGTTTTAAAGATGTTTATCCAATAAAGAAAGTTAGATTGGTTATCTTCCAACCTGTCATCAATAACACTAATGAGTATGAAATGGAAATTGATGAACTTTTAAAGTTTGAAGAAGAGATTATCTTCCCAGCTGTAAGAGCCATAAAAAGTGGAGATAGAACTGCTAAAGAAAACTCTAAATGCAAGTATTGTCCTGGATTTGTTTATTGTAAGAAAAAATTAGATTCTGCAAGGAAAATTATAGAAAAGGGTTCAAAAATAGAACTTTTAAGTGAACAAGAAATAGCTGAAATAATGCCTAAATGTGATGACTATATTACTTACTTTCAAGCTGTAAAAGAACACTGTCTAAAGAAAGCTTTAAGTGGTTATCACTATGAAGGTTATAAGTTAGTTCGTTCCAGAGTTACTCGAAAGATAAATGATGAATCTAAAGTTGCTGAAATTCTAACTAAGGCAGGTTATGAACCATATCAAGCAAAGAAATTGTTAGGAATTACTGAACTTACGAGAAAGCTTGGAAAAGAGAAGTTTAAAGAACTTGTATCACCATACATATCAATTCAAGAAGGTTCTCTTGCTTTAGTTCCTGATAGTGATCCTAGAGAAGAAGTAATTATAACGGAGGAAAAAGATAATGTTAAAAATTGAAACTGGAATAAAAAAGCGCGCCATTAAGACAATTCTCTATGGCCCAGAAGGAATAGGAAAATCTACTCTTGCTAGCCAATTTCCAAATCCACTTTTTATAGATACGGAAAATGGAACTAGCACATTAGATGTTAGAAGAGTGATTTGTAATAAAAGTTGGGATGAACTCATTTCTATCATTAACGAAGTCATAAGCGAACCATCTATAGCAAAAACACTGGTAATTGATAGTGCTGACTGGGCTGAACAATTAGCAGAAGATGATGTTTGTCAAAAGAATCGTGTAGCATCAATTGAAGCTATAAGTTATGGAAAAGGTTATACATTCGTTGCCGATAATTTTTCTAAGTTATTAAAACTGCTCGATAAGTTAATTTGAGCTAGGAATTAATGTAGTTTTCACGGCTCATGCAAAACCTAGAAAATTTGAATTGCCTGAAGAAGCGGGACAATTCGATAGATACGAAATGAAACTATCTAGACAAGTTGCTCCACTAATCAAGGAATGGTGCGATATGCTTCTATTTTGCAACTATAAAACCTATGTCGTAAGCACTGAAAATAATACGAAAAAAGCTCAGGGCGGAAAGCGTGTAATGTACACAACTCATCACCCTTGTTGGGACGCAAAGAATCGCTTCAGTTTGCCAGAAGAACTAGATATGGGTTTTCGTTCGATTGAGCATTTATTCTCAAACACAGAGCCTAAAAAAGGCCTAAAAACGCAAGAAAACACTGCAAAACCTACACAAATTATAAAAAGTAGACCACTTGTAGATAAAGTTAAATCACTTTTAAAAGAAGCAAATATCAGTGAAGAGAGATTTAAAAAACTTGTGGAAAATAAAGGTCATTATAAAGCTGATGTACCACTTGATGATTACTCAGATGATTTCTTGTCACGCTGGGTATTAACGAATTTCAAAAAGATTGAAGAAGCTATTAAAAACGGAGGAAATAAATAATGTTAGAAAATAAGGTATTGTCTTGGGACGATGAGATTGTTGATTTAGAAGATGAATATAAACTTTTACCTGAAGGAGAATATTTCTTTAAGGTTATTAATTTTGAAAGAGCTATGTATCCAGGTGGAGCGAAAGTTCCTGCTTGTCCTAAAGCGATTGTTACAATAGCGATATATGATGGACTTAAAATTGCTACCAGAGTTCGTCAAGATTTCTTACTTTGTGAAAATGTCGCTTGGAAGATATCTCAATTCTTTAGATCAATTGAAGAAAAGAAAAGCGGTGAAAAAGTCCAAATGAAATGGAACATTGTAAACGGTGCTTTTGGAAAATGTCGACTTACCACCAAGAGCTATGTTAATAAGTTTGGCGAAAACAAGACCATCAACTCGATCGATAGGTTCTTGCCTTACGAAGCGGAAGCCATCACCAAGTTTAAAGGCGATTTGAACCAAAACGAAGCCAAAGACATCTTGGATGATGACGAATTACCATTCTAGAGGTTGATAGCTATGTTTGAACTTAGGCCTTATCAGAAAGAGGCGGTTCAAGCTATCGAAAATGAATGGATTAATGGTAATAAAAAGACTTTACTAGTTTGCCCTACAGGTACTGGTAAAACTCAAATATTCTCTTCCGTAATAAAAGATCAAATTAGCGATGGCTCTAAGGCTTTAATTCTAGCCCATAGAAACGAGCTCTTAGATCAAGCATCTAGTAGGTTAAGAAATACATACGGAATTGAGACGGCGTTAGAAAAGGCAGAGTCTACTTCGGTGGGCTCTCCTCTTAACGTTACCGTTGCTTCCATTCAATCTTTAGCTAATCCCTCTAGATTAAATAAATTTAATAAAGACTACTTTAAAACGATAGTAGTAGACGAAGCACACCATTGTTTAGCAGATACATATCAAAGAGTTTTAAAACATTTTGAAAATGCAAATGTGCTAGGTGTTACTGCTACGCCAGATAAAGCGGACCATAAAAACTTAGGCGAGTATTTCGACACCAAGGCATTTGAATATTCGATGCCAAGAGCAATTAGAGAAGGATATCTATGTCCAATTAAGGCTCAGATGATTCCACTTAAACTCGATATCAATAACGTCAGTGTTTCAAATGGCGATTATGCGGTCGGTGAAATAGGAAATGCTCTAGAACCTTACTTAAATCAAATTGCTCTAGAGATGTGTAACTACTGCAAAAACAGAAAGACCGTAGTGTTCCTTCATTTAGTGAAAACCTCCCAGAAGTTCACGGAACTATTGAATGTCCATGGACTTAGAGCGGTTGAGGTAAATGGCAATTCTAAGGATAGAGAAGAACGCATTAAGGCCTTTGAAAATGGTGAATATGATGTTCTTTGTAACTCAATGCTTTTAACTGAAGGTTGGGACTGTCCAAGTGTAGACTGCATTGTGATTTTAAGACCAACTAAAGTAAGAAGCTTATATCAACAAATGGTAGGAAGAGGTATGAGGCTTGCTCCTAATAAGGAGTATTTGTTGCTTTTAGACTTCCTTTGGTTGACTGAAAGACACGATCTTTGTAAGCCAAGTGGACTATTAGCAAAAAACGAAGAAGAAGCCAAAAAAATCGATGAAAAGATAGCAAATTCTGGATATGAAGTTGATTTAGTGGAAGCTGAAGAAGAAGCGAAACGTGATATCGTAGTCGAAAGGGAAAATGCTCTTAAACGTGAACTTGAGGAAATGCGTAGGAAGAAAAGGCAACTCGTCGATCCTATTCAATATGCATTCTCTATCAACGCTGAAGACTTAGCTGATTATGAACCTACATTCGCTTGGGAGATGGCTCCGATGTCTAGTAAGCAAAAAGAATATCTTGAAAAACATGGAATTTATACTGAAGAAATCGCAAATGCTGGTATGGCCTCATTGATAATTGATAAGTTAAAAAATAGGCAAATCGAAGGACTCGCTACACCAAAGCAAATTAGACTTCTTGAAAGATATGGTTTTCTTCATGTGGGTTTATGGACATTCGATGATGCAAGTTTAATGATTACAAGAATTGCCAATAATAGATGGTTTGTGCCTTTTGAAATCAATCCGAAGACGTACGAGCCAAGAAAGGGGATAATGGCATGAAAGAAGATATTTTAGAAGCATTGGATCATATCCCTGTTTCTAGTTGCAATTACACCGAATGGATAGAAGTTGGTATGGCTTTAAAACACGAAGGCTATGATTGTAGCGTTTGGGACAATTGGAGCAGAAACGATGATAGATACCACGATGAATGTTATATGAAGTGGGAGTCATTTAATGGTTCTTCTAAACCTATTACTGGAGCATCTATCATTAAACTGGCAAGAGAAAAAGGTGGTTATATCACTAAAAAGAAGATTAATAACACTCGAGTTTTAGCGTGGGACGATTATGTGGAAGATAGCGAAGATCCTAGCATTGATTATTCCAAACTTAAACCTACTGAACAACTGAAGATATTCTTAAAGGCACTATTTAAAAGTGGTGAATACGTAGGTTATGTCAGCAATGATGTTTACTTCAATAAAGACCACGATAGATATGAACCACTCAAAGGAGTTTACTATCGAACAGTTGATGATTTGCTTAAGTCTTTAGATAGGTATCCTGATGATTTAGGCGCAACAATAGGCGATTGGAAAAAAGAAGCAGGTGCTTGGATAAGAATAAATCCACTTGATGGAAAAGGCGCAAGTAAGAAGAATGTCACTAGATATTCGTATTGCTTAATTGAATCTGACGACCTTCCTATTAAAGAACAAGAGGAGATTTTCAAAAGACTTAATCTTCCTATCGCTACAATGGTTTATAGTGGTGGTAAATCGATACATGCCATAGTTAAAATCGATGCCACGAATATTCAAGAATATGAAGAAAGAGTGCAGTTTTGCTATGATTTTCTTAAAAATAATGGCATTTCCATAGATGTCCAAAATAAAGATCCTAATAGATTATCTAGAATGCCAGGAGTTACAAGAAATGGCGTGACGCAGACATTATTAGGTGTAAATCTTGGCTACGATTCTTGGAAAGATTGGATGGTTTCATTAGGTAGGAACGATGATCTTGTAGTAGAAAACCTAGCCACGCTTTTAAATAATCCACCGCCATTGGCACCAGAGCTGTTACATGGTTATCTAAGAAAAGGTCATAAGTTTCTATTAAGTGGGGCTTCAAAGTCAGGAAAGAGCTTCGCACTTATTGAACTTGCTGTTGCCTTATCTCAAGGAACTGAGTGGTTTGGATTTAAATGCGAAAAAGCTAATGTTTGCTATATCAACTTAGAAATTGATAGGGGTAGTGTTGTTAAGCGTTTTGAAGACGTGTGTAAAGAGTTAAGTATAGATAAAAGCGCTGTTGATAAAGTTAATGTCATAAATCTTAGAGGCAAAGCTAAGCCATTAGATAAACTTGCACCAGAACTTATCGAAGACTTAAAGGGCAGTGATACTGACGTCATCATTATTGACCCAATTTATAAGGTTATTACAGGTGATGAAAATAATGCTACTGAAATGGCTCAGTTTTGTAATCAGTTTGATGTTCTTTGCGATAAACTTCACGCAACAGTCATTTATGCACACCATCATTCTAAAGGTGCACAGGGAGGCAAAACCGCTCAGGATAGAGCAAGTGGCAGTGGTGTATTTGCTAGAGATCCTGACGCACTTATGGATATGGTCGAACTCGAACTGGATGATAACTATAAAAATAATGTTTCGGATTATGGAAATGAAGTCCTAGCTTACCAAGTAGAGTGTGTGGCTCGTGAATTTCCTAAGCCTAAAAGTAGAAAGGTATTCTTCAAGTATCCACTGCATATTGTTGATACTACTGGTCAATTAGATAAGTTTTATCCAAAGGGTGACATCCATAATGCTCAAAAGGCATCACCTAATTACTCTACTAGAGATGATAGAAAAGCAAAACTAGACAATGCATTCGATGTAGCTTGCTTAGGGGAAGATAAAGTTCATATAAATGACGTCTTGCCTATGTTTGATGGAACTGAAAAGACGTTGCGCTCATACATAAAAGAATTCCCACAAGATTATGCAATCAAAAACGGCATCATAACACGCCTGAAAAAGGAGTAATTCAAAAAGGGAAATTCTGTAAACATCCTATATATATAATTTCCTTACAGAAAATTAGGACTTGGAAAGAAATAGGGGTTCAAAGCCACCCCTATTCCTTCCCTACGTCCGTGTCGTTACTGAGGTAACTTACAAGTTCGCATTTTCTGTAAGTTTAGTTAAAAGTAAAAATAGAAAATTGGAGGTAAGAAAATAATGAAAAGAACAAAAAATATGAAACTCAAACTTAATGGAAAAAGACTTTATATAGAAACGGTCTTTGAAGATAAGGCAATTGAGAATAGAAGATATATTAAGTGTAGAACTTTGGATATGGACAATCCTGACTTGCAAGGCGAAGACATCGAGATAGTTTTTCTTTCAAATAAACTCTACGACCCTGAGTGGGAGAAAAACTTCAATTTGATTGAACTTGGTGAACCTAAAACAAAGGATGATTGAAGCATATGAAGTTATTTCTCTTGTTAGATCCGCCAACAATAACTGCTCAAGAAACTAAGGTGGCGATAGTTAATGGTAAACCTAGATTCTATAAACCTGAGAATGTAACTAGAGCAAAAGAAGAACTCAAAAAACATTTAAGACCATTTAAGCCAAACGAGCCAATGAGTGGTCCTATCGAGTTAAAGGTCACATGGCTATTTCCAAAAGGCAAAACACATAAACATCTCGAATGGAGAGTTACTAAACCAGATACCGATAACCTTGAGAAACTTTTAAAAGACTGTATGACTGAGGTTGGCTTTTGGAAAGATGATGCTCAAGTCGTAAGGGAAGTGGTCGAAAAGCTGTGGAGTGATGAACCAATAGGAATAGCCCTTGAAATAGAAATATTAGGCAAAAGAAAGGAGGTAAATGCTAATGGGGATAATTAACGAACTTAATGAATTAAGCGCCTTACGAGCCAAAATAAAGCAATTAGAAGGCCGAATTGAATACTGCAAGGAACAATCGATGATGATTCCTGGTCCTATGTGGGGTGAAGAAAAAATACAAACTCAACCTAGTGGCAAAGCTCCTTTTGAAAAGTGGGTTATTAAGCAGCTCGATTTAGAAAGAGAAGTAAAGGAACTGCAAGCCGAGTTTGAAGCATTGTCAATAAAAATTACTGATGAGATTACTTCACTAATTGATGATGAGCAAGAAATAAGGGCTGTCTTATATCGAGAAGTTTCCTTTATGAAATACACTGATATAGCTGAAAAGATGAAGATCTCAAAAAGCTATGTCTATCGACTTCATGATGCAGGAATGGAAAAATTAAAAGAAAGAGTTTAAATACTTGAGGCTATGTTAGAGTCGTTAAACCTAATTAAGGTGATTCAACATAGCCTTTTCTTTTTCTAAATTTTAGTATCTTTGACGCTACGTTAAATACGTTAAACTCATTCAAGGTGATCTAAGGTAAAGACTTAAAAAGAGATTTTGTCTACGTTAGCCGATACGTTAAATACGTTAGAAAGTTTTAACGTAGTACGTTAGGTAAGATAATGTCTTAAGTTTTATCTACGTTAGTTTCTAAATTGGCAAAAATAGGGCTATTATTGGCAATATTAGGGCAATATGAGGCAATATCGGGTTTACGTGCGTTTACGTTAGAATTTTCAACGTGATTTAACGTGGCAAATTACTAGAAAGATTTTGTCTTGCGTTAGGGTATACGTTAGATACGTTAGAAAATTTAAGCAAAAGACACGTAAAAGACTTTTTAAAAGACATTGTCTTAGATTTGAAATACCTTTAATACCTTGAAAGTCTTTAACGAGATAAGCAAAAGAAGATAATGTCTTTTTAGCTGTATACAGGGGCAAGAAGACAAAATCTTCATTAGTGAACGTAAGTAGACCTTGAGTAGAAAAAATAAGAATAAATAAGAAAAAATAAGAGCTTCAGTTGACTTTGATGTACCTGTCAAGTGGTTTAGACTATTCATAGTAGGCAGTATGCCTATGCGAAGTAATAATAATGAGAATTTTGCCTGTGGAAAAACCATGGGTTTTTTTCATGCAAAGAAAGGAGGAATCATGAGTGGCTAATAGAAAAAATAAAAGAATCTATACAACCGATATCTGGGAGCAATGGAAGAAAGATGGAAAGTTAGAAGAAGTTTTAGATTTTATTGCCGATTGTTCTAAAAAGCTCGTCACTCAAAGGGAGATGTGCAAATACCTCAAGATTGAAGAACATACTTTTACTAATTTGAAGCACAAATATCCTCAAATCCAAGAGGCAATGGACAAATCCAGATACGAGTTAAAAAAGGACTTAGCTAGTGCGATGTATAAAAAGGCAATAGGCTATGAAACTATCGATGAAGATCAATTAATTGAAGAAAAAGATGGAAAACAAAAGAAGAAAGTTCATCGAATTAAGAAGCAAGTTGGACCTGACTTTAAGGCTATTGTTTATCTATTAACTAAAAAGTTTGGGAAAGAATATAGCGAAAGATATGAAGACTTAAGGCTTGCTGAAAAGAAACTAGAAGCGCAAAAGGAGGAATGGAACAGTGTCGAATCAATCACAGAAGAATATGACGATAGTGATGAAGAACATAGTGGAGATTAAACCTTATGAGAATAATCCTAGACATAATGAATCCGCTATTGATGCAGTCGCTAGTTCCATTAAGGAGTTTGGTTGGAAACAACCTCTAGTTATTGATAAAGACAATGTTATAGTGGTCGGTCATACAAGATGGCTAGCTGCTAAAAAACTAGGATTAATTGAGGTTCCTTGTTTAATAGCTAGTGATTTAACTGATGAGCAGATTGCTGCTTATAGACTTGCCGATAATAAGACTAATGAACTAGCAACTTGGGACTTTGAAAAACTTAAAACTGAATTTAAAAGCATCTCTGATATCGATATGTCGCAGTTTGGTTTTGAAGAGTTAGAGGCAAGTTTAGATGATGTAAAAGATGATGAGTTTGATGAAAAAGGAGCAATCAGTGAAACACCTTATTCCAAAAAGGGAGATATCTTCATTCTTGGAAACCATCGTCTTATGGTTGGCGATTCCACCTTGAAAGATGATGTCGATAAACTTTGCGAAGATAGAAGTGTAGATTTAGTTCTTACCGATCCTCCTTATAACGTTGATTATGAAGGTCAGGATGGAATGAAAATTCAAAATGATAAGCAAAGCGATGAAGATTTTTATAATTTCTTGCTTTCAGCTTTTAAGAATATGTTTGAACACACAAAGCCTGGTGGAGTTATATATTGTTTTCATGCTGATACAGAAGGGCTTAACTTTAGAAATGCTTTTAAAAATGCAGGATTTAAACTTGCTGAGTGTCTTATCTGGGTTAAAAATTCACTAGTTTTAGGAAGGCAAGATTACCAGTGGCGTCATGAACCATGCCTTTATGGATGGAAAGAAGGGGTTGGGCATTATTTTGTTGATGATAGAACTCAAGATACAATTCTTGAATATGATAAACCTAGAAACAATAATCTCCATCCAACGCAAAAGAACATAGAGTTAGTTTCTAAACTCATTCTTAATTCTTCAAGAAAAGATGAAACGATCCTCGACCTATTTGGAGGTTCTGGAACAACTCTTATAGCTGCTGAACAACTAGGAAGAAAGACACTGATGATGGAGTTAGATGAGAAGTATGCAGATGTAATAGTCAAACGATTTATCACTCTTAAGCGCTCAGTAGATGGGTGCTTTTTAATTAGAGATGGAAATAAAACGTCACTTAATGAAATCGAAGATTATAAGAAGGTTTTAGAAAGTGAAGAGGTTCTATCTTAAAGTTACTCCATTTGAGCGACTTAATGAAAAATAATGAAATTTGAAAGGAAAAATAATAATTATGAATAAATATGTAACTTGTGAATCAGTTTTTAGAGGGCATCCAGATAAGCTATGTGATCAAATTAGTGATGCCATTTTAGATGAATATTTACTAAAAGATAAAGACTCTAGGGTGGCGATTGAATGTTCTATTAAGGATAACCTAGTCATTATCTTTGGTGAGGTTACTTCTAAAGCCCACGTGAATTTAGAAAAGGTAGCTAAAAGAGTTTTAAGAGATATAGGTTACTTTGATAATTTTGTTGTTATCACTAAAGTTTCTACTCAGTCTTGGGATATAGCAAAAGGAGTAGATAAACTTGGAGCAGGTGATCAAGGAATCATGTATGGCTATGCTACTAATGAAACAAAAGAGTGCTTGCCTCTTCCTTATGTGATTGCTAGAGATATTTCAAAAGCAGTAGAAAACATCAGAAAAGAAAAATATATGGATGTTCTTATGCCTGATGGCAAGTGCCAAGTAACTGTTAGGTATGTTGATAATAAGCCTAAAGATATCAAAACAATTGTTGTCAGTGCTCAAACTAAAAAAGGAGTAAAACTTGAAGAAGTAAAAAGAATCATTAAAGAAGAAGTTTTAATTCCTTTACTTGGTTCTACTCTTGATGGCATTGAGATTTTAGTTAATCCAACAGGAGCGTTCTTTAGAGGTGGTCCTTATGCCGATAGTGGACTTACAGGAAGAAAACTTATGGTCGATACTTATGGTGGAGTGGCACATCATGGTGGCGGAGCCTTCAGTGGTAAGGACTATACCAAAGTTGATAGAAGTGGTGCCTATTATGCGAGATTTGTTGCTAAGTCAATTGTAGAAGCTGGGCTAGCTGATAGATGCGAAGTAGCTGTTTCTTATTCGATTGGAGTAGCAAGTCCAGTAAGCGTAAGCATAGATACTTTTGGAACAGGAAAACTTAGTGATGATGAGCTTTTAAAACTCATTAATGATCACTTTGATTTCTCGGTAAGCAACATCATAAAAGAACTTAAATTAAAGGATATCTCTTATCAAAGGCTAGCGGAATATGGTCACTTTGGTAATGACATTTATCCTTGGGAGAATGTAGATGGAAAAGTCAGTGAGCTCAAGAAGGCTACAGCCAAAGCGTCTACATAACTTCTATAAGTCAGATGTTTGGCACAAGGTAAGGGAAGAGGTTATCTTAAGAGCAAAAGGAAGATGTGAAGTCTGTGGAAAGCCTGGGACGGAGGTCCATCATAAAATACATTTAACGCTTGATAACGTTGACGATCCATCGATTGCTTTAAACTTAGATAACCTCCTCTTACTTTGTAAAGAATGCCATAACAAGATACATGGTCGTTTTAATGGGAAGTTACCAAAATATAAATGGAATGAAGAGGGTGACTTAGTTGAAGTAAGGGAGGAAGAAAATAGATGAAGAAGTTTTTATTTTATTTAGTTCAGTGGACTTGGGGAATCATCCAAAACTTACTAGGATTGATTCTCTTTTTATTTTTAGTAAGAAGAAACCATAGAGTCTTTCATGGAGCAGTCGTTACTACTTGGAAGCTAGGTAGTTCACTTAGTCTAGGGATGTTTATTTTTACTGCTAGACCATATGACTTAAAGCTTATCCAACATGAATATGGACACACAGTTCAGTCATTAATCTTAGGACCTGCTTGGTCATTTGTGATTGGCTTACCAAGTCTTATCTGGTGTGGATGTTTTAATAAGTATAGAGAGAAGAATAACATCAGTTACTATTCTTTTTATACTGAAAGCTGGGCTAACAAACTCGGTGAAAAATATAAATAATTGCGGCCTTAACCCTCCCCCAGGTAACCTTTAAATTATCCTTGGGGTACCGAGCAAGGGGGACTCACGAAAAATACGAGCCACATATTTTGAAAATCTGAAAATCTCAAAAATTGAATTAAATCGTTTCTTTGTAAAAAGCCTTAGTTTTGCAGTGTTTTTGGTAAGTTTAATGCTAATTTCAACATTCTTTAAAATACTTAAAAATACCTCAAAAATGTAGTTGATATCGTGTGTTTTTAGAGTGATGTATATATGTGCGAAGGGTAAAGAAATACACCTTCAAGAAAGAGGTAAAAACAATATGTTCAAAGAAAAATTCGGTATTGAAATTGAGTTCACTGGTATCACCAGAAACAAGGCTTCGAAGCTTGTCGCCGACTACTTAAACGGAACAGTTAGTGATGCTCGTGACTATTACGACACTAAAGTTATAACTGCACCTGATGGAAGAAAATGGAAAGTTATGTACGATGGTTCACTTAGATGTCAAACCAAGAGAAATGGTGAAATCATAAGTGCTTCAAGAGATTATTCATGTGAGTTAGTTAGTCCAATTCTTACCTATGATGAGGATATAAACACACTTCAAGAATTAGTAAGAATACTTAGAAAAGCAGGAGGGATTACAAACTCAAGTTGCGGTATTCACGTTCATTTAAATGGTGAAGATCACGATGTTAGAAGCATTAGAAACTTCATAAACATTGTAGCTAGTAAAAACGACCTTCTTTATAAAGCTTTAGAAATCAAACAAGAAAGGATGAGGTTTTGTAAGAAGATGGATGAACACTTAGTTAACTCGATTAATAAGAAGCATCCTAAAACAATGTCTCAACTAGCTGATATCTGGTATGAAGGCTACTACGGAAGTAGAAATACACATTATCACGATAGTAGATATCACTTCTTAAACCTTCATTCATTCTTTACTGGAAACCATACAGTTGAGCTTAGAGGATTTAATAGTGAACTCCATGCTGGAAAGGTTAGAAGTTATATCGTTCTTGCTTTAGCACTTAATCACCAAGCCTTAACTCAAAAGTGTGCTTCAAGTAAAAAGCCTCAAGTTGAAAATGAGAAGTTTGCAATGAGAACCTACCTTAATCGATTAGGACTTATCGGTGATGAGTTTAAGAATTGTAGAGAACACTTAATTCACGCTCTTGATGGATGTTCAGCTTGGAGATTTGGTTCAAGAGAAGGAGCATTAGGAGGTGCTAGATAATGAAGAAATATTACTTGGCTTATGGTTCAAACCTCAATTTAGAGCAGATGAAATATAGGTGTCCTAACGCTAAAAAAGTAGGCGCCTATCTACTCAAAGATTGGGCTTTGGAGTTTAGATATTACTTAACTATTCGAAAAGAAAAAGGAGCAGCAGTTCCTCTAGGAATATTTGAAATTGATGAAGTAGATGAAAAGTCACTTGATAGATATGAAGGTTATCCAACTCATTATTTTAAAGAAGAAATAGAGCTTGAATTAAACGGTAAGTCTATTAAAGCGATGGTTTACATTATGAATCCTAAGATTAGAAAGGTTATGCCACCAGATGTGTTTTATTTAAGGACGTGTCTTGAAGGTTATAAAGACTTTGGCTTTGATACAAACTATTTATTTAAAGCCTACGAGGAGGCAAAACATCATGAATAAAACAACTATTGAGTTAAGAGTTATTCAACTTAAGGCAATGGATGATTTCATGCATTCAGTTAATAACGAAGAGCTTATAGATGAATGGCTAACTTATGGCATACCTGATGAAGCAAACGAAGATGATTATCACGCAATTGCTGAAGATGATGAGCTTTATAACGACTGCGTAAAAATATTTAAAAGGACGGTGAAAAATGATGAATGTTACTACTAAGATGCGTTGTCCTTTGTGTGGGCATTTACTAGAAAAATATCCAAAAAATGGCGAGCCTTTAATTCATGCTGAGGTGTGTCTACAGTGTAATGTAACTGTAGTCATTCCTTATCACTATTTTATAAGTGCTTATCAAAGAAGTCCTATAGCTATGGTAATAAGAAACGGAAAGATCCAAGTTCATAAAACAAGCGATGGCTACTGGAAATTAAGTGATATAGAAGTGTTTTTAGGTAAGAATATCGTCTTTAAAACTAACGCGAAATTAGGGCTGACGTTCGCTTTTATTAAAGGATACGAAGAAGAACCAAAGGAACTAAACATAATCGCACAGAAAGCCTTAAAGGCCCCTAATTTTCAAAACGTGATGGTGATTCCGACTAGGCTTTTGAAAGGAGTTAGATTCAATGAATAATGATGTAAATACATGTGTTTATAAAGAGTATGAGAGGCTTAAGGGCCTCTTTTTAAGTGGCAACGAGGACAAGCTCCCTTTGGTGGACGAGCTTCTTAAGAAGGTGGAGTTCCTTACAATCCAACTTAGAGGTTTGGAAAAGACCATCAAAAAGCAAGGAACCGTCCAAGTTTCTAACAAAGGAACTACGAGAACAAATCCTAATCTTAAGTCCTATCTACCAATGCTAAGCGTCTACCAAGGGATCATCAAAACCCTTAATTCTATCTTGGATACCGATGTCACCGAAGAAGACGATGCCTTCGACGAATTCATCAAAAAGGCTGTTGAGGAAAGATGAACAATTACTTCTTGGAATATTACGATAAAGTCAAAAGCGGTGAGATCTTGGTCGGCAAGGAACTGAGGAAAACCCTCGACAATCTATACAAAGACCTCGCCAATCCTAGGTATTTCTTTGATTTGAAGCCAGGTTCTATCCGCATAGATTTCATCGAGACCTTCTGCAAACACACAAAGTCCCCATTCACCGGGCAGCCTTTTAAACTAACTTTATGGGAGAAGGCTTTCCTTCAGGTTTCGTATGGTTTCAAGATGAGCGATACTAAGCTTAGAAGGTTCAATGAAGTCATACTTCTTATTGCCCGTAAGAATGGAAAAACAACGTTTATTGCAGGCATCGATTTAGCGGAGTTCTTTCTTTCACGTGGTGTCGATATCGTCTGCGCTTCCAATACTAGCGAGCAGGCGAACATCCTATTCGATGAGATTAACAACATGAGGGAAGCGAGCCCTACGTTAGAGAAGAGAACTAGCAAGAACATCTTTTGCATCAAATTTGGCAAGAAGAACGATAAGAGAAGTTCCTTAAATAAATCCAAGATCAAGAAAATGTCCGCTCAATCTAAAAATAAGGATGGTTATAACATCGAGGTTGGCTGTATCGATGAAGTCCATGATATGACCGATAGCAAGGTCTATGACGCGATTAAGCAAAGTCAATCTACTAAGAAAGAACCTCTTATATTCATCATTACTACTGAAGGAGTGACTGTAGGAGGTTTTCTAGATTCCAAGCTCGAATATGCCAGAAAGATTATAAAAGGCGAGATTGTGGATGAACGTGTGCTTCCTTGGCTTTATACCCAGGACTCGCAAGAAGAGATCTTCAATGAACCTAAGACCTGGATTAAAAGCAATCCTTCATTAGGCGAGATTAAGCAGATGTCATATCTAGAAGACCTTATGAACAAATCGAAGAACGACATAGCGACTAGGGTTACGATGCTTTGCAAGGATTTTAACATTAAGCAAACCGAGGATGGCTCATGGCTCAACTTCAAGGACATAGAAAATAAAGACACCTTCAACATTGATGATTTAAGAGGATGCTATGCGATAGGCGGAGTTGACCTTTCTTCAACAACCGATTTGACGGCAGCGGTTCTTTACGTTGAGAAGCAGAACAAGAAGTATCTGATATCCCATTTCTTCATGCCTAGCGATGTTCTTAAGGAAAGGATCCAAGAGGATAACGTTCCTTACAACATTTGGGTAGAGAAAGGTTACATCACACTTACTGAAGGTTCTCAAAACGACTTCAGTTTGCTTACTCAATGGTTCAGGTCGATGATTGATAAATATGATATCCGTCCTTTATGGGTTGGCTATGATCCTTGGAATTCGCAGTACTGGGTTAAAGAAATGGAAGACATGGGCTTCGAGATGGAAAAGATAAGACAGGGCGTTTATACGCTTTCCGAACCTATGAAGCAGCTTGAGGCGGATTTGAGGAACCATGCTTTAAATTACAACAACAACCCAATCATAAAGTGGTGCTTAGCCAATACCCAAGCAAAGGTTGATGTGAATGGAAACATCCAACCATCGAAACTCAATTCGAGGCTAAAAAGAATAGATGGGACGGTTGCTACCATCATCGCTTATGCGACCTTGACTAGATATAAGTTAGATTATGAAAGTGTTGTGAAATAATGAGAAAATATCGAGGTTTTGTTGTAAAATATTGCATAGGAAGTGAAGAAGATGTATCAAAAAGAATATCAAAACATCATTCATCTAAACTCTAGAGAAGAATTTAGAGAGTGACTTAATAAAAACTCTGAAACTGAAAAGGAATGTTATCTTTTAGTCAAAAAAGGCGAACCAAAATCGAATGATGGTTTGTATTATTTGGATGCTGTAGAAGAGGCTCTTTGTTTTGGTTGAATTGATAGTACCATTACTCCGATAAACGGAACAAGCTATCAACGATTTTCACCTAGAAGAAAAGATAGCCCTTGGACGGAACTAAACAAAGAGAGAGTAAGAAGATTGATGAAGCTTGGGCTTATGACCGAAAAAGGTAAAAAAGTATTACCTTCGCTTGGTCCGCACAGCTTTAAATTAGACGTTGAAGTAGTGGCAATCCTAAAAAAGGAAAGGATATGGACAAAATTCAAATCGTTTCATCCGCTATATCAAAGAATCAGGGTTTCAAATATTGTATTCCATAGGACTAGACACCCTTCTACTTATGAAAAATATCTAATCATTTTATTGATGAAACCAGAAAAGGAAATATGTATGGCAATTGGAATGATTATGGAAGATTCCTTGATTATTAAATACTAAAACAATTATCAAATAAGGGCTCCTAACCGAGTCCTTTTCTTTTGCTCGAAGTTAGAAAAAGGAAGAGTTTCTGTGTGATTTTTAAAAGAAAAAAGAAGAAATTAGAGAATTTTGATGCTATTGGTTTGATAAACGATGTCGCTCTTCCTTTGACACCGTACGGAGAGAAAATAACAAACTCAGATGTCGTTCTTATATGCATCGATAGGATAGCAAGTCAATGCACAAAACTAAAGGGCAGATGCATCAAAAGAAGCGAAGATGGAATTATCACGGAGAGGAACAAAAGCCTCTCTTTTTTATTGAAGCCGAAGCCTAATGAATACATGACACCCTATCAGCGTCACTATCGACACCTTCAAGACCGGGAAATTCAATGAGGACGAGCTTACGAAACTTATTAATGATCATTTTGATTTCTCATTAGGAAACATCATCAAAGAACTTAAATTAAAGGATGCCTCTTATCAAAAGCTCGCTGAATACGGTTATTTTGGCAATGACATTTATCCTTGGGAGTGTGTGGATGGAAAAGTCGAAGAACTCAAGAAGGCTACAGCCAAAGCGTCTACATAACTTCTATAAGAGCGACCTTTGGCACAAGCTGAGCGAAGGGGTTATCTTAAGGGCGAAGGGAAGATGCGAGGTCTGCGGAAAGCCCGGGACGGAGGTCCATCATAAGATACATTTGACGCTTGATAGCCTAGATGACTAATCGATCTCCTTGAACCCTGATAACCTCCTCCTTCTTTGTAAGGACTGCCACAACAAGATGCATGGTCGCTTCAATGGGAAGATACAGAAATACAAATGTAACGAAGACGGCGACTTAATCGAAGTCATGGAGGAAGAAAATAGATGAAGAAAGTATTGTTTTATTTGGTCCAATGGACTTGGGGAATCATCCAAAACCTAATCGGATTGGTTCTCTTTTTGTGTTTGGTAGGTAGAAGGCATAGGACATTCCACGGTGCGGTAATCACCACTTGGAAGCTAGGAAGTTCTCTAAGCCTAGGGATGTTCACCTTCACGGCTAGATCTTATGACCTAAGGCTCATCCAACACGAATACGGACACACAGTCCAAAGCCTAATCCTAGGACCAATCTGGTTATTTGTTATAGGTTTGCCTAGCCTTATCTGGTGCGGGTGCTTTGAGAACTATAGAGAGAAGAAAGGCATTGATTATTATTCTTTCTATACCGAAAGCTGGGCGAACAAATTAGGAAAAATTGTAAAAAAATGAGTCATCTTATGAATATGAGACTATAATAATTGTAGCGACACCAATCTGCTGTTGAAAGAAGGAAAAATAAATGAAATTCAAAAAGCTATTTTTGTTAGCTATAGGTGTTGCATTTCTTTTAACAAGTGCTGGTAAGCCTATAGCCACTGCCAATGAGATTGGCGAAATCAAAGAAAATGTTACTCAGCAAGTTATGCGTCTTGCAAACCTAGCAAGTGACGAAGAGGAAACTGAAGATCCTGAAGATATCTTGAGCAGAGCAATTGAGGATTATAAAGAAGAATTTGATGATTATATCAATATCACAGCTTTAAATGTTGAAGATAAAGAAGATGTTAATTTGCCAAATTTTGATATTGATTACATTGCACCAACATATGCTGAAATAATGAATGAATATCAAATTAATTTAGAAGCCTCTCTTACTCCTATTCAACTTGAAAAATATGATTTATTAAGACAAAGAGATTATAATTTCGATAAGTATGTTGCTTTAAATCAAAACAAATATACAGATTTAAATGTTTCTACGAAATATAATCACGCAGTTACTGCTGCTGTAGTTACTACAGCTTTAGTTGGAATCTTAAGTGGTGCCGGATTAGCACAAGCTGCAATCACTGCCTTTATAAATGCTGTTAATACTTTGATTACCGCTATATCCACATCATGGATTCCTTTTATTGGATGGGTACTTGCTGTTGCTTTAGCTGCTGGTGCGTTAATTGCTATAACAGCAATTGTTGTTCAATATTGGGATGAGATTTGTTCTGTTATCAATGATATAAAGAATTGGTTCGTAGAACAATTTAGTGCCTTTGCTGATTTGATTAATTCCTATTTCGATGATGCTATTGCTCAAGGTGAAGAATCTGAAGTTGCTTATAGAAAAAAGATAGGTGGAAGAGAAAGAGAGTTTATTGACACAGAAGTTACGGCAGCCGTTTTATCAAAAATAGTTGATGATTGTTTAAAGAACGATACGGTGTATTTGATGGGGCACCTTGGCGATCCAGAAAAAGGAGAACATTGGTGGATCTGCTATGATACAACTGATGCTAAAACTGTTATCGATGAAAAGTTATATAATTTAGGTGTTTGTACGTATACATGGTATAACAACACCGCTAAAAAAATGATGGCTGAAGGCTCTATACTAAATGGTGATTATTCTCTTTTGATTTATGAACGACCAGATGAAGGTACCGCAACGGTTCATGGTGAAAATGATTTGATTGGATGGAATCACTATCATCTGGGTAGAAAAGTTTTAAAAAATGGAGAATATGTAGTAGACAAATATGAAACTAAACCTTACAAATGGGCTCATTCAATGTTTGGAAAATTAGCTTATAGAGAAGTTGGTGGAGATGAATATACGTATTATCCTGATGGTTTTTTAGGATGATGCAATATTGTAAATTAAAATCTGATGTTAAAGTGTGTTCAATATATCCGCTCGGAGTAGAGGATTGCTATATTTTGTTGAATGAAAGAGCAAACGGAATAGTTGATATTCTTCACATTGATGGTTGTGAAAGCTATCCAATAAAATATACTTCAACCTGGGCTAAGAATATAATCCCTTTTGATAGCGAGAAGAATGCAATATATAACGATGTTGATAGACCAAATATTGTCTTCATAGATAAAAATAAAATTAAGTTAAACTATAGAGATAAACTATATGAATTTTTCTATGATAAGAACGATATGGTTTTCTCTAAAAATTCTCTCGTGAAAATTATTGATCCTACTAATCAGTTTAATCAAGAGGAAGGTATGATTATAGCTCTGATTGATGAAGAAGAGTGGTTGGTAACACATGATTTTATTCCTAGATATGAGCTTAAATTAAATTCAGGTAAAACGTTATTCGTAGATCATTATCAAATTGAGATGATAAAGCATTAAGTAAAATAAGTTTTTTGTGGATTACCCCTCTTGACTAACATTTATTAGATTACCTAATAATCAAGGCTTTGTTTCTTGTCTAGCAAATCCATAAAATTTAGGAGGCATAAACAATGTTTAAAGTTGGAGACTTTGTAGCTTTAAATCAAAAACCATACCCAGACTTCATAGTAACTAGAATATATAGTGATGAATATATGGCAGTTGCTAAGTTCGATGTTTTAGATGGCTTTATTGAAGATGAATATAAGGTTAAACAAAAATATTTTACATTGCTTGATTTAGATAAATTTATTGTAGCTGGGATGTCTTATAGACAGATGAGAAAAAATTTCGTGGATTGCGGCTACTTTTCTCAAAAAAAAGACGGTTCACTATTTTTAAATTACACTGAAGATAGTTTAAATGGAATATCGCCTGGATGGGGATTAGATTTGAAATTTTATCCCATAAGTGCTATCGATTAA